TGGTTGTTTAAGTGCTAGATTCTGGTCATATAAATACTGTTGCATTTCATATGGGTCAGAACCCATAGCAGAAACTCTATCATTTGACAATCCTTGACGAGCAAGTAGGGCATCATATCGTGCTTGTAATTCTGGCGACAACCTCTCGGTTATCATCTTGTTTTCGTAATCTATATCTGTTGTACCTAGAGTATTATCAGATGAATAACCAGCAGACATCTCTCCAATCTTATCCATGAGAGCCATTTGTCTATCGTAATCTTGCCAAGCATAATCTACATTATTACCACCACGACCACCACCTAGAGGGAGTTGCATAGTGCTTGTTTTCTTTTTCCCACCAGTATTTTGTGGGCTATTCATAATGCCACCCTTTGCCCATCGTGTTGGAACAAAGCCTTTCTCCTTTGGCATTGTTCTTTTAGTTGCTGATTGTTCGTATGCCATTCTCTATCTCCTAATTATTATGCTGTGCGTTTCCACATATAAACTGTTACTGATGGTTGTAAGTTGTTGTGTGCTCCACCACCTCCTGTAGAGCCAGTTGATTCAGAATTATCACCACCACCACTATTATTAGTAAAAATAGACCTATATCCATCTGCTGCTGCACCTGTGTGAGTATGTGCAGGAATCTCATCAGTTGTTAATGTATGTGTTTCAGCACCAAGTTCTTCATCAAGTGCATCGAATGTTCCACTAGATTGATAACCTACTAATACTCTACCTTCACCATAAGCAACCCAAGTTCCCATACCTAGTAAGGTAGCTGGATTTGTAGAAACTGCCATATTGAAATATATAGAACCTACTGGATATACTAAAGCATTTATAATTGCTGCTGTTACTTCTACTTCAGCTGCAATTGCTGCTGTTACAAAAGCTGTTGTTGCTAGTTGTGTTGTATTAGTTCCTGCTACTGCTGTTGGTGCTAGTGGTGTACCTGTCAGAGTTTCTGAGGCTATATCTGCCTTTGAGTTAAGTGCTGTTTGTATTGTTGTAAATTCAGAATTAAAGTCTGCACCAGAGATTACTTTCCCAGCATCACTATCTGAGAGAGCATCCTTTCCAGACCAAGATACTGCTAATGTATAATCACTCATCGTATTTTCCCTTCTTTAGATATAATTGATAAATTTTGAATTGAAGCATCATAACCATTGCTACTAATACTTAGATTCAGTTTTAAGTGTTTCGCACTTCCTGTTAATGCTGTTCTATATTCTTTTAATCCATAAATAGGAGCATAGGTAGAATTACTAGGATGTAATGTTGCATCGTGTGTATGTGTAACTGTTGTTGTTCCATACCTAGATGTAGTTGCACCCCATAATGAAGTAGTACCACCTGTCGCTGGGTTTAGATTTATTGATGTTATAGTAGAGGGATTTATACTAAAGTCCTTATACCATTTTAAATAAAGTATTGCACCAGAACCACCATCTAAAACTAATATCATATTTTTTAATAATGCAGCCGACATTGTTTGTCCTAAAGGAATCCATGTAGAAGCTATATCGCTTGTGAATGAAGCATTAGTATAAGATACTCCAGAATCCCAAGCTAAATCTGTATCAAAATATCCTTCATATCCAGCGATACCACCATCCTTTTGTCCTACAAGTAACCCACTATATAATTCTGTATAAGCCATAGATGCAGGTTCTCTATCAAGATTAAAAGACCAAGTTGTTATTCTTGGTGTATTAAGAGGTGTCCTGTGTTTAAAATCAAACACATAATTAATGTTTTCATCTATAAAACTCAAAATATAGACACTTTCATTCTCTACATATACAGACTTTACATTTGTACTTTGACTAATATTCCTAATAAGAGTATCTTTTATTTGTAAAGACATTTCTTGCATTGGTAGTTTGTCTTTTTCTGCTGTACGAGCAAATGAACGCAATCCAGTATCAGATAAGAAAACTAAATCATCTGCAATAGCCTGTACTGTATCTCTACTTACACATCCAATCCCTTTAATTACCTCATTAAGTGCTAATGTTCCACCAGCATGAGGATTATCATATACTGCAATATTGTTTTTTCCAAATATAATTAGTTGTCCATAGAATGGTGCTATTGCAACTATCTCATCCGTTCCCCATACTGTTTTTAAATCAATATAACCCGAACCTGTGCCTGTCCAATCATCGCCATCTAGTAAAACTGAGTAATAAAGAACATCTTTGGCTTCCGTAATTCCCCCACACCAGAGTTTTCCATAGAAACCCATACCACAACTAGGGTCAAATGTGGTAACTCCAGCAGGTTTAGTGGCTGTTGTAACTGCTACATCATCATTATGGGTGGCTGCTGATGTACTATCTGCACCTCTAGTACAACCTCCAAATACTGTGGGTGTTTTCTCAGTATAAGAAATTATTTCACTTTCAATAAGTATTTTTCCATTTGGTGGAAAACCTATTGTACTATCTACTGTTATAGTAGTTTGAGAAGCATCTATATTACTACCATCATTTATAGCAGTAGCATTAACATGAGCAGACCATCTCTCTAAAGCATCAGAAGAACCATCATATCTCTGGGGAACAACCCCAGAATGAAAACAATGTAGTCTATTATTGAAGTTTACAAACTGCCAATCTCCAGACGAACCAGAAACTGTGTGTCTTACATCAATATTAGTTGTTGGAAATGCAGCATTAGGTGATGTAAAGTCCATTATATATATAGATGTGCCATGACTAGCGAATATCTTATTAACAGGTGGACTCTCTGATTGGTCAATATGTTCTACCATAGAGCCAATAGCTGTGCCAGTAGGTACTACTTTTTGTTTAAATCCTTTTCTAAAAGATATTCTTCCAGACTCTCTATGAGTAATATTATTAGCAGAAGTTAACCATGAAGAGTCTAATGTTGATGGATTGTTTTGTAGATTTAATCCATTTACACCAAAATTTTCTAGTGGTTGATATGATAAAGGCTTTGCCATTAGTTAATATACCAATCAGTTTCGTATTTTGTATTACCACTATCAAGCATGATAGCCTGTTTTAAAGCCTCTGCTGACTCTTGAGCCATTAAACTAGACTGTGTTCCACCATCTTCACCCCTCTCTGCTATTGCTCTTGCCCATGCACCCAGTATAACAGGTCTTTCTGGAACACTTAATACTGTAGCAGCCTCAGTTAAGTCAGCTTGATATTTTAGAATATCAAATGAAATAGTATGTGCCTCTGTGGGTACTGGTGAGAGGTCTACTTTTAAATTATTCGAGGCATCACTACCATTAAATCCGTAGTACAATGGCTCTCCTGTATTCTGTGATGGGTATGTAACTGTATTAATATATGTTCTACCAACTTGTCTAAGGTGCATACCAGTAGTATTATTGATTGCATCCATGATTTTAATCTCTTGACCAGAACTAAGATTGTAGTTCTCCGTACCATTTACAGTTGAAATATCTACAGTTTCTCTAAGGTTAAGCCAATCATGTCTTTCTTCTACATGGCGTTTCGCATCATTAACCAAAGAACCTATTACTTTCTGATAAGCAGATATTGTTGAACTGTCATTAATATCACCAGACCAATCACTACTAATTGTATCTTCTCTTAATCTTATTAATACTTGATTAATTAATCCTCTAAATGTCATATCTTATCCTTTAATTATTTTTCCCCATACTGAACTTATCCCTTTTACAATGTCTATTACTTCAACTTGAAAATTTCCATTACCAAAAAAGGTTACAATTCCAAAAGCATGATTCCAGTTATGTAGTCTACCCCTTAACCATGTGTTGTTTTCTGCTGACATATCTTTTAAACAACCCATTGACCACGCACTAATGTTTCCGTCTAACAATCTTGTGGATGAAAACCTTGACACATCATGTGTGTGTCCGTATATAATATTTGTACCATATCTCTCTAAGTGTGTTTTAGCATGAGTAGTGGTTGTATATGCTCCATGTGTAAAAGACAATTTTCCAATGGTTAAAACCTTATTATACTTATAATACCCATATCCTCTTTCATCCCACTTACAAGCATTTCTAAATGTATATTGGTCAAGATATGGATTCTCTTCTACAAACGCATCAAGCCATTCATCATGGTTTCCTGCAAGAATATACCTATCTTTACACTTAACCTTGTCTAATACTTTATCAAATCTATCTAGCTGTTTGTTGACAGCTTTAATTTCTTTATCTATTTCTGGTAATTGATACTCTAATGGTGGTCTTTTTCGCCTCTTATATCTATGTCCAGATACAGATTCCCATTCTCCAACATCTCCCAGATTAATAAATATGTCTGGTTTTACAAATTCTATCGCCTTTAATACGACCTTTACTGCACTCTCATCATGTATCGGAAAATGCTGGTCGGGTATAACAATCGCCCTTGTCATGTATTACCTACCTTTTGCTAGTTGTGCTCCAAAGTAAAATTCGATTATCATTGTTGCCCATTTGAATATTTCATCAAACTTCAACATCCCTTCTACAGTTACATATTCTATCACATCGGGTGTTAATTGCAATCCTAATATACTTGTGCCTTTTATTACTGTAGGTATGACAGTAGGTACATCAAACCATACAGGTGCTACTTGTGTAAATATAACTAACGCTAATATTACAAATATAATTACTCTTCTATTAAGTGCAGCCATTGGACTCTCTTTGTCTGCCCTATCTCTAGCCATATTAATAGAATCATTACGAACTTGTAGTGATTGTACCATTAGCTTTTGATTCTCTGCTGCTGCTTGACTCTTTAGAGCAAACAACTTACCAATAAATCCTAACATTATTGGTGCTACATTGGTTAAAAATGCTATCATACTGCCACCTTTAATGCTTCAATAATTCCAATCTGAGTAACAATATAGAAACCAATAGCACCATACACACTCCACTTAATCTGTAACATACTATTATTAATTTTTTGAATAGCTTTATTAGTATCTTCAACACGACTAAACAATTTGTTTATTTGTGTACTATGTCTATCTATTGTAGTTTCTATTCGTGCCACTCTATCTTCATAATCTAACATAATATCCTTAATTTGCTAGTGGGTTATCCAAGGCTCTTTGCAATTTATCACCAAGCCTATT